CCACCTAGTCCTCCCATGCTCTTCATCAAGTCCGCAATCATTGGATTATTCAAGATGTCCATCGGGTTTGGGTTACCGCCACCCGCACCACTGCCACCATCCTTGTTCAGCATACCAATAAAGGACATAGCCTCATTGATGAGCTCAGTTTGAGACAAGCTACCGTTGCTGATCTTCTTCTGAATCTTATCACTGACCTTGCTGACGATATTGCCCAACACATTGTTAGACGAGGTCAGGTTGCGCAAATCTAGTAGTTCTTCGGGATTGGTAATATTGAGGTCTGCGATGTTAATTTCTTCCGATATTTCCTTGGCTAAACTACCGATCTTGCTATTTTCAAACATCGCTTGTATGGGATTATCTTCCTCTTTGGCATCCACCTTCAACGTATCGACCAATGCCTTTAGCACATCTGCCAAGTCATCGTCTAGTACATCTGCCAACATGTTGGTAAGTTGATCGCGGGTGCTTGTGTTGTCTTGGATAGTACGAATGATCACCAGAACCTTTTCTAGGATGGCCTCATCCGTGTCATTCCAAATCAAAGTCATCACTTTGAAAATGTAGAAGTAACTCTTGACCATGTTCACCTCACTTTCTGACACGCCTTCGATAATACTACCTAGGGTGAGGTTAGGCATCATCTCCACTGCAAGGTTGATACCTTCGCCTTCGTTTGCTTGAATGCTACGCTGGACTGCCTCAAAATACTCGGGAGAGGATTTGTCAAAAATCTTGAAGTTTCGTTTCACGTGCTTGCGAAACTCTTCGTTGTACGTCTTAATATCTGTCAAGAAATTCAGATAAAAATTATTGAAGGCATAAACAACCTTTTTGTGGAACGACATTTGTTTGTGTTATCTCTATGTTTATTTTCACTATAACAAACGAAGCGATCAGTTGCGAATACCACACTTGCGGCATAGAAGTACTAATACTTGCAGATACTTCCACACGCTGTCTTTATCGGACACGTCCAATGTGCCCCACATATCCTTCAGCTTTGGTATGATGTCAAGATCAATTCCATCGACTGCGATATGTTCGTACGTCTGTGTCAAAAAGAATGCATCATCTTTGTTCAAGATGTTTTGCTCATATTCTGCAGTCACGTGCTTTGAAAACATTGTCGCTGGCATTTTCACGTCTAGGGTGCGTGCAAGATTGAGTCCGTTCTTCAACATCTTGATATCCTTGAACTCGGGGAAAGATGTGCTGAGGTCTTGGAGAAACTCTGCCAGTTTAGTATTGAAACATTCAAAGTATGTCAAATTGACTGCCATTGTTGTATATAGTTATTGATGTTATATTTATATGTCGTTCAAAAACACGCGTTCGCAACGTTCAATCAAGTACGTTGTTGCGACATCAAGATGGTCTTGATATCCTTATCGCGATCGCTCATGTACCTATCGATCAAATGCTCTTTGTCCGGTTTAGCACCGTCTCCACCATCATCTACACATTGTATGCGCTGCTCATTGCCAAAGGAAGCAAACTGAGTGCTGCTTGATGGAGCATTGTTGGTATGGCTGTCATCTAAAAAAGAGAAGCTATCGGAATAAGCGCTACTGACATGCTCTAAAGGAGCGTCATCACTCTCGAATCTTGAATCTATATAGCGCGTGATTGCATCGTCTATGACAACCTTTCCATCAGATCCTGTCAACAACGTAGGAACACTAGTGACGACGGCTGGTAGCCTATTTTTGTTCGTATCTACGCAAATGAAAACGAAGTTTGGGCGTGCGCCACGTTTGACAATATGATTGATGACCTCTTTACAGAAGGGACTGTAGTTGCTGTAGAACAAGATATCTTTGCCTAAATTCATTACTCTTGGAAACAAAAAAAATTTGAGTTGTGAAACCCAAATAAAGAAAACATACATACATTATATACAAATGGTTTTCAGCAACACCGTTGAAGACGCGACTTTCAACAAGCTATCGGTTGACATTGAGGATGTCGATGTTAGCTTCGTAAACGCCTTGCGTAGGATCACCATCTCCGAGGTACCAACCGCTGCATTCGACGAGCATATCACTTTCAACAAGAACACTGGATCCCTTCACAATGAGTTTCTCTCCCATAGGCTTTCACTCATTCCACTCCGCTTCACTTGGGATGAAATCGACAATTTTGTACCCACCAAGTACAATTTCAGTCTAAAAGTAAAAAATCAGACCGACGGAATGATCACCGTAACTACGAAAGATTTCATCATCAGTGATGATACTGGAAAGGTTTATCCACAGGAATTCCATCGCCGCATGTTCCCGGCGAATCCCGTCACGGGTGATCACATCCTCATTACAAAGTTGAAACCTAATCTGTTCGATAAGACCAAAGGTGATGAAATTGATATCGTAGCCATGGCGTCTATCAGCATCGGCAAAGTCAACGCTAAGTGGTCCCCCGTAAGCCAATGCAGTTATTGGAACATCGTAGATGACGAAGCAGCCGAGCAAGGCCTAGCCGATTATGTAAAAAAACACGAAGCGACTGGGATGTCAGCAGCCGAGCTTCAATCGCGTTTCAACACATTGGAGGTGTTCCGTTGTTACAAGAAAAACCAATACGACGAACCGTGTGCATTCCGCTTTGAGCTTCAAAGCGAGTGCCACTTAGACCCACGCTTTATCATCAAAAAGGCATTGTCTATCATGCAAGACAAGATCACAACCCTGAACACTAACATCATCGACAATAACCAAGAGGCAGTGGCAATCAGGCAAGAAAATGGCATGACTTTCTTGACCATCGAGAAGGAAGACCACACTCTAGGCAATCTTGTGCAAGCGCTCCTGTACAATCACTTCAAGCGTGAAAATGAGCAAGAGGATGCGAATGAACTCCTTTATATAGGGTACTATAAGCCGCACCCGCTAGAAGATAACGTTGTGCTAAAGCTACGCACGAAAAACAAAGACGCCATCAAGGTGGTCAGCAGCGGCCTAGCCGCCATCAGCACCTACATCAAAGATATTGCGGCGGAATGGCACTAGTTTACTGGATTTGGTGGATTTATTTTTCTCTATGTTCAATAAATAGGATGGACAATCCTGAAATTGACCAACAACTTATTTACAACGATGCAACTGGTGAAGAAATTCTCATGGAGTGTGGTGAGGAGTTAGAACCACTTGAGACCATCACCGAGTTCATCGACCACGATAATCCCATCCAGTTTAATGAAGACCAGATAGCATTTCAGCTGCTGAACTTGCTATCGCATAACGACGCAGATGTGCTCAAGCACAAAAGCACTTGGAATCGGCGTGTGCGCGAATTTAGCCAGGTGTTGAAAGACTCCAAAACTGAAGTACACAATACATTCCTTTACCCAGTCATCTGCGCTGATCGCATACTAGTAAAAGAGACATATGATGGTGCTGATGAAGATGTAGAGGAGCATACAAAACTAACGACGACCGACAACTTGCTTCAAGAAAGGACATACTTAGTCACTTCAAAAATGTCCGACGCTACCATAGTGCCAAAACTCATAAGGCTGGAGCGTATTTGGAGCGCTTCGACCGACTGCCGTTCACATGTTGTGACCGAGTACATGATCAATGAGGACACAGACGCTTTCATCCATACAGACACCATATTGACCAGAGTGAAACTGTTTAAAGGCGACGTAGTGCCTCTGTCAGGGTTTTTGTATTCCGCTCACGATGCTGCAAGCACGCCCATAATGGTCGATGTTCCTGAATACAAGCGGTTCTTACAGTCCATTGTTATTTCGAGCACGGTGACTGTAGTCAGCCATCAAACAGGAGATGAACAAATCGGTGAAGTTGTATCCATAGAAGGTTCAATCATAAGCATTCGCTTAGCAAACGATGAGATGGTGAGCATCGATAATTCTGCAATCGCAGCAAATGAGTACATGATTTATGACATCACGGATACATCGTCGCCAAAGTTCTCAAAATCTTGCATCAAGTCTCACAACATCTTATTCAATTTGGATGACATTCCTTTGCGAGCGAATATCGATGCCGTAGTGCCCAATCTAGCAGAGATACTACTCATCAATGCCGAGGTAATGAAGACGCTCAATAACCTCTGTGACATTCGTGCATTGATGTCATCTTATGGAATAGACTTTAGAAAGTCCTTGGACGCACATGCTTTGATCCAAGTTCGCAACATGATGCATGCCAACATGTCATCATTTACCGCAGACAAAACAGTTCCTATAAAGCGAAAGCACATGCGTCCATTTAAAAGTGCGGCTGAAATGCTGGACTTTGAACGGCATGCGGATCTCGTAGGGCGCTATGCCAAATACGCTTTCAAAAATATGTTCAATGATACCGAATACAACCGCATGTTGCACTTGTTCTCACAGGGAGATAGCGGTCTGATATACTCTACGGGACTCGTTGGAAAGGACTTGGACGCGGTTTATTCTCATGTAGACAAACACATTGACACGTACAAAAGTGAATTAGTAGAGGTGCGACGCATGCAAGAAGACATTAAAAAGAAGTCAAAGCACATGGAATGCTTAACATTCAACCCCGAAATTTCCAAGATATACTCCAACTTGGGTGATCTGGAGGCAGACAACTTCAAGGTCATTCAAGGCATTAAGGAAGGTGATTACGCTAAAGTCAACAATACGTTGTACAAACGGATTGCGACGCCCGACGGTGCTCAACTTTGGACGAAACATCGCTTGTTGAACGAACAACTTTGTAGCGATGACTCGAACATGCCACCATCGGGCTCCAAGTGCTCGTATGATGACGCAGCAAAGGTGTGTGCTGCTAAAGAGTATCTAGTAGCGAAGAACAAACTCGAGCAGTTGGTGCAACGAGAGGCTGTATTGAACAAACTTCTAGAACTCCACGAGCACTATGGAACTCTCAAGATCGAACAACATCAAGTCTTGCAGTCGCTCATCGCTGATCTTGCTATCGATTATAAAAAGAGGTACAATACAGAAATTCGATATGAAGATGTTGTGGACTACTCACAATATTCGGGACAGGCTGGTGCTGATGACGAAAACCGGTTTGCTAATGCGGAAGTTGGAGAGGGCATCAAATACGCAGCTTTGCCGGCTGAAAACAAACGGTTCAAAAAAGCAGCTGTTACTAGCTTGGTAGATACATTAGTCATCCACTTTGGCATATACCTAGATGACGATTCTATAGACTACATCAAGAAAAACAACGATTTTTATAACAATGAAGTGAAACTCAACGCCGTCATCAACAAAGCCAAGCGCGACCTTGACGAGCAAGCAAAGCTGGCTATTGCTAAGGCTTTAGCGAACAACAAGAATGCGGATAGGATAAAAATTGCTGCGAAAGTGCATGAGGGCAGGGACGCAAAACTAAAGCACAACACAGACATCTTGCGAAAAGGATTCAAAAAAGACTCTATTCTAATGATATGTGCATTGTTTGTGCTCAAAGTACAACTTCAACTACCAAATGTAAAGGTTAACAAAGGTTACGCCTCTTGTAACAAATCATTTGGGCTAGAAGGATTCCCACTCAACGACTCACCCAAATCCTTGGTGAACTATGTTGCTTGCATCGTAAAAGCTCTGAGCACTCCAAATGATGAAACATTCGAGATGCTTCACGCGATGCCACTATCCGAAATTGTCAACGAAATTCAAAAACATATCAAAAAACTGCTCCATGATAAACAAGACGGTGTCGAAGGTCTAAATGCGGTCAGAGAGTTATTGAAGAATGCCAACATACACAGAACTCATGTTGATGTCGATGAATATGGAGAATGGGAAAACTACCGTCCCGTTTTGTCTAAGAGTATGCACAAGAGTAAGAGCACTTTAGTAGAATACATAGATTTGATGTATCAAATTGCACATGCTAGATTAAAAGCTTTCGATCGCTTGGAGCCAGGCTACTCTTTCATGTCGGCATATTCATCGAATGCCAAATTTCAGGGTGATCACAAGAAATTGAAACATACCACCATTATACATCCCCTTGGCCATGGATATTACGATAAACAAGGTATTCATGAGCGTGCGGACCTATTTTCACAAAAACCCATCGAACTTGGAAGGGCTGGAGAAAGGTCATTGGCAGTTAAACACCATGGCGTGCAGGCAACTAACGTGATGGAAACCACACTGAAGGTTGCCATGGAATCATTGAACGATGACACGTACTGGAATCTTTTCCCAGATCAAGTGGAGCAACAAATGGAAGTCTTGTTGTCCAAGTTTTCTTTTAACAAAGACGTCATCTCACAAATGTTGAGCATCATGTTCAGCGTGGCCGATAACAATGCAGTCAAGGTTAGAAACGCATATCGCATGTTCTTGTTTAGTGATGTAAGGACTATCCTAGGGAAGCTCGCCTATAACTGGGCTCCTGACACAAAGTGGATCAGGGGGTTGCCACAGATAGACGGCAAGAAGAATGAGCACGAACGTGTCAATGACGTAGTATCCTTACATGGTAAGATGTCCGACGTCGCGCTCGCTTTGAACGGGCATCCTGACCTTAAGCAAGCAATAAGCAAAGTCTTGCGTGAGCTCTCGGATGACGTGCTCAACACACCGTACAAGTATTACATTCAAGGCGGCGATGAAGAATCGATTAAGAAACAGATTTACATATATGATTACGTCTTGGTTCATGTGCTATACAAACTCGTCAAGTTGTTAGGGACTGATGATGCCGATGATCTGTACAACATTAGCTCGATCGTTCATATTGACCAGGTTGAAGATCAACCGACCGTAGCTAAAATGAACGTGATGTTTGATGTATTGACGGTGATTATGGAAAAGTTTGTTTCCAAGATGAAGCATAACACATTTAATGCAGCTGATCTCACTCGAAAACATGAAGAATTGCGTGAGTTGCGCAAAACGGACATCATTCGACGTTTGGAAACACTTTCAGATGAACAAAAACAAAAAGCATTGGAGTTGCAAAAGCTTGGACTGATCAAGTGGACGGATATTCCTTATGATGAAGAAGGCAACGATAAAAATGAGGACAAAATGCCTAAACTCAATGAAGCAGAGGTAATTGACAATAACTTGAGGGAACAAGGTGAGAATGAGCAGATGGACTTTAAAGGGTACGACCGAGATGACGATTACGCTAAGGGCTTGGATGATCCCGATGATGATGACGACGAACTGATCCCACAAGATATGAACTGAACGGATGCTTTAGCATGACGCATCTAGATTATATTCTTGCTTGAGTTTATCGGCGCGGTCGCACAGGTACTTGGCTGCATCTTGTTGGGTCATTTTGGGACATTCGGCTTGTTTCCATGCTTGTTGAGCATGTGCGTTTATAGGAGACGCCCCTTGTATTTCATCCCTCTTGTACACGACTATATCACCTTGTGGCACAAACCCCAAGATGTTTGCATCTACGATAGTGAAATCACCAGTGGTGATATTTTGATGTAGCATCAAGCGCACACGCTTTCCATGTGACTTGCCCGCTTTGTACAAAGTCGTCGACCATCCGTATTCCACGGATTTTCCGTCTTGATGAACTTCTTTGGTATCTAAAACACTATCGTAACAATGGTAGTCTTTCGGGAGTAATCCTTCAACCATTAACGGAATGTTTGTGGGCTCTTGTTCGGGGACTATCTTCTTCCCTATTAAAGGTCCAACAATTGTCGTCGCTGCTTGGCCATTAGACATCTCGTAGTGATAAACTTGCTTCTCAGTACACTTGTTGTCGTGTTCGCCGATCAAATAGTCGCTGCTGAATTGTTCTACGGTCTTTGGCAGACGCTCATACTCGTCCAAAGAAAAAGCATAATCGGGCGACTTTTGAGTGTCACAACAACTTGGGTTTTCAACAGGACAACCGTGACAAAACGGTTCGCCTTCAAAGAAGCGGAAAGCGACTTGTTTCACTCCAAGTGGTAGCTCGCAATACCCATTATTACACCCTCCTCTGTAATTTTTGTAGTTTGTGTTCTTTTGATAAAATGGACATTCAGTATCGCGGACGCATGGTTTGTCCCACACGTCCGCTTTCCCCCCACCTCGCTTAGGGTTTCCAGTTGTGTCACGAGTACTCTCACACAACTCTTTTATCTTGATGTTGCGATCCGTGAAACATATGTATCGAGGGTCCAAGGGATCGTGCACTAGAACAGGATCAATCCTTTTGAGCATGGCGTTGCCTTTTGCATCTTGTTTGTCAACACGGTAGTTACCATTATGGTCTGACCTGAGCTGCTGGGTAAGGAGTAACGTATCGCCTATTTTCAAAGGGGTGTTGTTGACTGTATGTCCATCCATCACCATCGTATCATCTGTAGTATGAAAGCCCGGTACTCTGTTTTGAACATCGCCGAAATCTATATACTGTTCCAACACTGCACTCTGATTGTGAGCTGTTTTTTTTAGTGCGTTGTCATTCATGCGTCTATAAATAGCCTGTGTACGTGGATGAACATCAAGCGTCTGGCCTACATAGTTCACATACTCAAAGTTCTGCTTGAAAGTGTGTATGATTACATCCCACAAGTAATTGAGCTTATGGGCCTTTGTACAATAGATCACGTTCCTTAAAGCAATTGTCGTTCGAACCGTGCCGGACCTATCTAAGTACTTTGAGAATATGTTCCCAAAGTTGTAGTTCTTTTGAATACCATATGGCAGTAAAAACCGTAGTAGGTTGGAGTCTGCATCATCAAATGAGTATAGCGATAAAGGAACATCCTTGAAAGCGTTCATGAAGTCAGGGGATTTATGATTTGCGACCAAGCACACCGATGTTATTGCACTGCTTGGACTTTCCATCATGTTTGCTGCTTGTTGGTAGGATTCTAAACGAACAAACTGCGAATCCTTGAAGTCTATTCCATAACAATGGCCTATTTTGCGGGTGACGAGAACGTCTTTATCAGAGAAGTACCCAATTTTATTGGATTGGTTAGCAAGATATGTAAAACGACGATCGTTTCCACTGTTGACCTTACGCAAAAAGCAAACATGCTTTTCATCATCAGTCACCGCGATGATGCGCACACCTTTTGCATTAGCTGCTCCCAATATATCATCATAGACCAATGCGTCTTTGCCCTTGTTGATGATGATTTTTCCATGTGATTGGGTTGCACATTCTTCCAAACCACTATCATAATCAAATCGAGAAATGTATGTGACGGATTGTTGAACGGCATCTTCAACGAGTGTGACTCCAAAGGCCTCCATGGGGTGATGTCTCATAACCCAATACAATACCGCAGTGACAGCAATCACAACAACGAACAGCCACGCTGTGCGAAACATTATTTTATTGTCATATATTAAATCGCAAAAATGAAATTTGTGAATACTCGTGTGATATACAGTTTTGTGTTTTACATTTTAGCTGTGTTGTTGCTGGTAATATCTAAACCTGCTGTCATGTTCAACCATGATGGTTCCATTCGCCCCTTTGGGGTGGGTGCGGGTGAGAACAAGACCGTATTCAGTTTCGGTGTCTACGTACTAGTATTGGCCATCATGAGTTTTTACCTGTTTTCCATAATTGACATGGTATTCCATCACTGATATGCATTTGAGTTTAGAGTTATTGATAAAAACCAAAATAAAATGTTTTTCTCGTGTTACAGTATTACAGTTTAGGTATGTCAAAACTCAGCAATATGATTATGGCATTGGAATCGCCAGAATACAAGGAGTACATACAAATACTTTCCAGGAATATCCCGGATTTACAAAACAACTTCAAGTACCAAGATAAGGAAGTACTATTAGAGTTCACGACGAATGGGATAAAAAAGGCCGTGGTATTTGGAAAATATTTAGACGTAAATGCAATGAGTGCTGCTGTGATGGATAAGCGTTGGAAGGTGACGACTCGATTGAACTTCTTGAAAACCAAATTGATCTACTCAGACAGCAGCTCAGCAGCCAGCGAATATGATACTCTTCGTCTTGAGTTGCAAGCACTCGATGAAGAACTTAGCGTCCTTGAGTCGTACAAAAGGACGATCAACAACCCTTCGCATCGTGCCATCGATGTCGCACGCGAAGCAAAGCAACATATCCGGCGTGAGCTGGCAAGCGGCGATGACATGAACACAAGTGCATACTTGGCAAGGGTCAAACGCATGAAAGAGTTGGATGCGATGATTACTGAGCACGCAGATAAACCCATTCATATGGTATTGAGCAAACAGCCTCGCATTGTGGATATGAAGAATGATGAACAGGAAAAGAAAAAAGCGGCTCCAAAAAAGAAAGCCGAGCCGAAGCGTCCGCGTAAGCCTAAACAGCAGGGAGGCAACGGAGGTGTCGACGCTGAAAAAGTGAAGTCTTTGTTCAAGCTAAAGTTCAAAAATTTTTCCAGGTTTGCCCAAGACATTTAAAAAATTGAAACGCCTATCAAAATTCAACCATCATCAATTAAGTCAATTATCTATATCATTTCAACTCTCAAAATGAACACAATGAACAACATCTTCGCAACATCTTCTTACGAGTCTTCTTTCGAGTGGAACCATGACGAGCGCAATACCAAGGACTATCTCCGGGCCGTGGAGAAGGACGATTTTGACCTGGGAAGAATGTGTCGCGAACTGGTCATTGAATCCCAAACATTGCAGCATTGGTCCGATGATGAGGACGAAGATGACGAGGATGACATGTGGTATGATATGGAGTATGTTGAGGATGCCACAGTTGTGGCAAAAGACAACCACACCATAGATGCGTTCAACGACCCGTATTACTGCACATTTGTGAGCCGCACTAACTCAATTGATAGCAATGCGTATGATTCTGGATATGGGGGAAGCGCGACAACGTGCTCCGACAGCGAGTCGGATGAGGAATACACCAGCAAGCAACAGAAAAGCAAGTTCATGTACACTTAATCGCCGCAAAACAAGCGTCAAACAAAAACAATTGCCAAAAAACAATATGATGATATAGTAGTAATGCTCAATAAAATAAATCCATTGTATTTCTGCCTATCGTTTGCGATAGGTATTTTGTTAGTTTACATCACAACGCCTCCACCCGACATTGTGTTGAAGTTTCCATCGCCATATAACGCTGGCAAGGTCAAGTATATAGACAAAGCGCAAAACTGTTACAAGTACCGCGCTGAGCACGTAGAGTGCTCGAAAAACTTCTCAAAAGTAAAGCCACAACCTATCTTAGAAGATTTTCAACGTGAGATGTACAAAAGCAATCTCGCAAAAACCTAAACATAGTGTAAAAGTAGGATGGAATTTACGAAGTTTTTACAAAGCAAGGAAGGTCAAGTTATTATATCAATAGTACTTGGCTTAGGACTGGCAACCATGTTTAGAAAGGCATGCACAGGCAAGAGCTGCATCGTCATCAAAGGCCCAAAGATTGAAGAAGCCCAAGGCTTTCAGTATCGCATAAATGACGAGTGCTACAAGTATACATCTTATGTCGTAGATTGTGACGAGAAAGCATCCACAGAATAAGTTTGATTGTTCTATTTTTTGTGTGATAGAAGTAATAAAATGAGCAAATCTACTCCTATCTCTCAGCTGCCCCCTCAGCACAGTCCTAGCAGTATGACTGATATCTTGTTGGATGACGATGCAACTGTTCAGGAAGTTTTGAACCAAATTGCCCAGACGCAAAACGATGTGCCAAAAATGATGCCTCAACAACAAGCCCCTGCTGCCCAGTTAAATTCCATGACTCCTCAGCAACAACAAATGCTGTACGCCTCTAACGCCCCAACACAAGACTTTAGCGCTCCTCCTCAAATGCCCCCTTATGTTATGTACAACAACCATGTTGCCAACACTCCGAAGAACTTTTTTGACTTTGACTTAAAGACCGTAGGTATGATCATAGCCATAACGATATTCGTACAGGTGTTCCCTATCGAACAATTCGTGAACAAGTACGTATCCATCGAAGGATTGCCTTACTCCACCATCATCGTCAAAGCGGTCTTAGCAGGAGCAGTCTTCGTTCTAATAACAAAATACTTGCTATAGAGCAAAAAAATTGAAAACACCCCTTCATTTTTAGTTTAACACACAGAGAATCACAGTGACCATAAAAACATGTCTCAGTCGTTTTTTGTTGGGAGGGACGATATTCCAGCCAAACACACTAATGAAAAGCAACGCTACTTCTTGAATAGGGCCGCACGGATGGCGATGAAGTCGACGATGACACACAAACATGGAGCAGTTATAGTTCGCGGAGATGAGATCATCGCCGAAGGCTTCAATCATCATTATGTACATATGTACCATCGTTTTTCAATCCATGCAGAAGCAGACGCTATCTACAAGGTTAAGAGACACCCTAACCTGCCTGATTGTGAGCTCTACGTTGTGCGCATTGGTCCTCAATGTTTGAAGTACTCAAAGCCGTGTGCAGACTGCCGCAAGTGCATAGAGAAGCATGGAATCAAGAAGACTTATTACTCAACCAATGACGCTTGGAAAAATGAATAAAATGGTTAAAAAAATGGAAAGCAAATGGTTGCATGCAAAATCGACATGATTTATCTGTTTGTATACTGCTGTCAATGTTGATGTTGGGGTGTTGTTGAAAACCCAGTGTTGGAAAATTTCTACTTTTTTGGTAAATTTTGCATTTCATGTAAACCCTGCATTTTGAGTTAAAGGTACCCCATATACCATTTGCCGGAAGATATACCATTTGCCGGAACCTTTCAACAGGACCTTCCGGCAAATGGTATATCTTCCGGCAAATGGTATATGGGGTACCTTTAACTTTTTTTGGGGCCAACATGTGGTTTTCGTTTTTTAGCGTTTATGCAGTATTTTTCTTGAGTTGTAATTTCAGAAGTACATCTAGAGTCTTATGAATGTATACAGTATTCAGTGTACAGAAATCCCGATATTACAAAAGTACAAATATAATTTCAAGTTTCTATGTAGATTACAAAATTAGGGGTTTTAGTAAAAATTATACCAACGTGATAAATGGACATAAATAGGATAAACCAATGTAAATGGACATAAATATATAGGTTAGTAGTATGCATATGGATTACACGTGCCCAAGGTGTCATTATGCTACTTGTAAGAGACACCACTACTTGGAACATCTACGTAGGAAGGTTGTTTGCGACCCAGTATACTCAAATATAGACGTGAGTAAAGTGGTATCACATCTAGAAGATGAGTACACGAGCAAGCCACATGCTTGCCGAGAGTGCGGAAAACGGTTTTCCTACAAATCTGGATTGTACAGGCATATTGGTACCCATAAGCAAGCTGCGCCAGAAGCACATACTTCCGTCACGGTAAATGGGAACAACAACGTGACGAATACTACAGTCAATCACAACGTAACAAACAATTACAATTTGAGCCAAAATGTAACCATCAATGTACATCCTATGGGTCAAGAGGACATCAGCCATGTTCTCGAAGACACTGATTTTCTGACTAAATGTTTGAGAAACGTCTTGTTAGATGGTATTCCAAACTTGGTTGAAAAAATATACATGGACCCTGAAACGCCAGAGAACCACAATGTACAATTGAAACGCATAAAAAAACCAGGCTCGATGTTGGTGTTGGTAAAGACGCAAGGCAGCGATGCGCCTGAATGGGTAGAGAAACCTCTCAACACAACACTCGACGAGATGATTGAGAAGGGGTCGGGTATCTTGATCAAACACAACAATCACATCTATCATATCTCACACGATGAACAGCTCTGGGATGACAGGAGCATGAACTTGTCAAAGGTGCGGAACAAGAAACGCGGTGTATATGGCAACATACGAGATGGTGTGTTGTGCAAAGTAAAAAACAATCGTAATCAAGCACTATCTAACGCCACCTGAATGTATCAAAAACAATGTCACATATTATATACGGTCTAATAACCACATTTTGTCATTACTAGGGATGCAATTCAGTGCTCTAGTCACTTGATTGCGTGTGTCGCTGCCACCGTTCTCCAAGCACTGTCCCGTCGCTGCATTCTGCAACGTAGTCTTGTTTTGTGCATCGAGCGTCTCCCAATTGACGATCCATCGTTTATTGGTTTTCCCATCGCATGGATATACGCCTATGTAGCCATTTCGTGTTTTATCTCCGCCTGTTTCAAGGCATTTACCATCACCCGACTTTATAGTTTGATCCAATGGATTGTATGTCCAGTTTTGGTACCCATTGGGAGCGCAATCGTGTGTACCGGCATCTTGTGATTCTAAACATCGATTGGTTTGAACGTTGTGCAACTTGATCGCAAACGGCTTTGTTTTGTCTTGGCATTTCTTTAGGTCGGCGTTCAAGGTGTTTACGTTGGACTTGAGCGTATCTATAGTACCATTAAGACCTGTGATAGAAGTGTTGAGGCCCGCAACAGATGTCGCACACTCTTGTTGACGAGCATTTAATTTGCTATCATAACTCGCCGCTTGATTCTTGAGCAACGCCTCATCTGAACTCTTGAGGGAATTGTATTTGTTCGTCCATGTATCCGTAGTTTCAGCCAACCTTTGTTCGTATCGTTTTGTGTTCAATGCATTGATGCTTTTCCAGTTCTCTACCTCGGCATTGAGCTTCTTTATGGCAGGGTCATTGGCGTCGATAAATCTCACGTAGTCTTTGACTTTGGCTGCTTCGGCAGACTCTTTGAACTGTACGGTGCATGCTTGTTGTGGCAGAGTTTTAGAAACATATGGATCTATGACCTGGTTGGTGTAAATGTCTTCAATAATGCTTTCGTATTTTGGATCGTATATATTGGGATTTGATTTATCGCATAAACCGCCGATCAAACTGTCGTCTTGTTTGATGTAACATGCGGTTGGGTCATTTGGTTGGGTGACCAATCTATAATTACGAATGACATCAAAGTCATTGTTGTTCACTCCAGACTGTTTTGCAAACTGGCAATGGCGATTCTCCCAGTCTAAAAATGTTTGTTCAGGTGATTCTGCCATTATGCTATCGAAAGGCTCGGCATGCGTCCTCATACGGGTTGCGAAGACAGCTACCAACAACACGAATAGCAAAATTATAATGAACGCAATGTTGTTCATGATTACATTTAATATAGAAATTATGTTGTGGCTCATTATTTTTGGTATGGCAATCTGTAATGTTTGGCACACGTTTCACCATATCCCATTCTGATCGATGGATCCGTGGTCAGTTTGCGGTGACAAAAGCAACATCTTCCTGTCAGCTTCCCATATTCTGCTGCATATTTCTCTGGATCCACTTCGAGCTCCCGCAAAATATCCATGATTTCTTTCGTTAGATCTTTGCCAGCTACAACATATCCTCGATCATCTATCCGCCCATAATACTTATCACCTAGTCCAGTCATGTAGATCTGTCTGGGGTACCTGTTGTGGTCTTTTGCCAGTAATGTTATTCTTAGCTCCAAATTCCTTTTTACAAATGTTATTGTTGGTGCCGTTAGCTTTTCACCGGCTTTATGTAATAGTGCTCGGATATTTGGCACGGCTAGTCTCTCTACTGGTTCTTGCGTTTCGTTATCTACGACTATCTTGTGCACCCACGCAATTTGAGTCTTTGTTAGGTTCTCTAGCCCTTTTTTAACCAAATCTTGAGCGAGTTTTGAAAACACCTTGCGTTTTGCTACCAAGTCGCTCAATATCTTGAAAGCTTCATTGTGCGTACGCTTACTCTCAAACGTAATTGTTTGCCCTTTAATTGTCACCGTGTATCGATTCTTCGGTGACGCACTTTTTTGTTTTGGTTGTCTTGCTTCTTCATCAAGCACCAGTTTGTGCACCCACGCCATTTGAGTCTTTGTCAGGTTTTCTAGTCCTTTCTCTACCAAACTTTTAGCAAATTTTGAAAATACCTTGCGTGTCGCTACAAGGCCACTCAAAATATTGAAAGCTTCTTTGTGTGTATGTTTACTCTCAAACGTAATTGTTTGCCCTTTGATTGTCACTGTGTATCGACTCGTCGGTGACGCACTCTTTTGTTTAGGTGACGCACTCTTTTGTTTTGGTTGTCTTGCTTCTGCATCAAGAACCAGTTTGTGCACCCACGCCCACTGCTTCGTGGAGAATGGTGGCCCTTTGGTCACCAAATCTTTTGCGAAGCTTGTTTTTTGTTGCCCTGACGAAACCAATTCAATTAACTTGTTGAACGCATATGTGTTCTCGTAGTGACTTTCAAACGTAATGTCCTTTCCATTCACTTTGACTGTGAATATCTGCACCTTAGGTGACTTTTCTCTTAATGGCACCTCTTGTTTATTTTGTATGCAACGACCAGTCTTAGGATTACGCACCTTCCCCTCCGGACACTGTTTTTCAACTTTTTGGTTAATGCATCGTCCTGTTTTGGGATTGATTACCTTGCCTTCTGGGCATTCTTTTGGTGGCATGATTATTTTATTATTCTTGACATTTTTTCTACGCCTCCACATCAAAATTATCTAGCATTTTTACCCTGAACTCTTGTATGGTAAGGTGTTGTGGTGTGAAAAAATGCACATCCCATTCTTGTAATTTCGTCTGTATATTACATCGTGTGTTGATCAACGTCACCAATGGCATAGTTAACACATGGGCTATGTGGCGAGGTATGAAAAGTGGTACGTGGTCTTGTTCGTATTCTGGCCCTAATACTTCTTTCATGTATGTGGCTATCGTTGGATTGCTACACACTATCAAAGCATTGATTCCTTTTTTAGAAGAGTCGTAGATAGGCATCGTATGGTACAAGGTTTTGTTACCATTGCCTTTGCATCGCTTATACATAGTGACATGGTGAGTGTAAACATTGCCAGGCGCAAGTTTGTAATTGACTTTATCTATACGAAACATTATACTAGGGTCACACAAAACTCTCTTCGGGGTTGGCATCAAACAACGCTGCGATGTCGCTTTTTGACAATCCAGTCTTCTGGATATTGTCACTCATGCGCTCCAACATGCTCTCATCATCCATCGCATCGGCAATAAGTTTCAGTTTGGTCTCTTGTATTTTTATGCAGCGCTCTTCTATCGTGTCTTTCATCATCAAGCGCATACATGTCACGGGCCGATCTTGGCCTTTGCGATGAGCGCGCCCAATGGCCTGTAGCTCAAGGCAAGGGTTCCATTGTGGCGATGTGATGTACACGCGGTTGGCGCTCTGCAAATTGAGACCAGTCGAACCACACGCTATTTGAAGGATGAGCACGGGAATCGAACTGTGTTTGAAGTTGTACAACACCGTAGCCTTGTTGTCTCTAGATAAGTTGCCGTCGAATATCAGCGCCGAGATGTCGCGTTTCCTCAGGTCGCTCTGGATGAGGCGCATCTCAGTCGTCCAGTTGCAAAAGACCAAACACTTGTTAGGGGTTCCCGATGTGTTAGGAACGCCAAGGTACGTAGAGATATCGTTGCAAAGATACTCGATTTTGCTGCTTGTGGTACATTCGTCATCATCTGCTGTCGCACGTTTCCTTTTAGCGCACTTCTGGGTCTTGCGCGCCATACCCTCGTAGAAGAGGATTGGACTTGTGCATACTTGGCGACAGCGCATGATGCCCTCGATGGCAGTGTTGTGTTGCTGAGCCCCGGCGCTACCCACTTTTTCTTGGAAGTGGCGCTCAACGTCATCGTACAACTTCTTCTCTGCGGGATTGGTGAACGGTAGCTTTACAACCTGTGTAGTCAGCTTGGGAAGCGCAAGGCGTGGGTTGATGTCGCTGACCTTCTGTTGCGTGCGCCGCAGGATGTATGTGTCGTAAGACTTTTGGATGTCGGTCTCGTCGATGTTGGCACCGATCCACCCCAACAGTGCTTTGATATCTTTCTTGGAATTTTGAATAGGCGTGCCGCTGAGGATCCAACGGTGTGTTGCTTGAAGCCGAGAGATCTCTTTGTGGACGGTCGTCGAAGGATTCCGGATAGTATGACCTTCATCGAGGATGATGCGTCCCCATTTACGATTGAGAAGGCACGATGGTGTTTTGCTACGACCATTGTTGAAGGTGCTGTATCCGGTCAACACAACGTCGGCGTCGGTGGGGAGCATGCCGGAGAAAGAAGAGTTCACGATGATGGGACGCATTCCACCAAACTCGATGAGAGCATCGCGCCACTGCGGCAAGGTACCGACCATGACAACGATGAGCGTTGGCATGGGGTTGGCCGCCATCAACCCGATAGCTTGCATCGTCTTTCCGAGACCCATATCATCAGCAAGGATGCCACCGCAGGGGTCGGCGGCTTCAAGTTCACGGTGCACGAGCCATCGTACGCCCTATGAAGATGGGTGGGCAAAAGGTTAAGAACAAAGTGTGACGAGATTGTGACGAGATGCTTTAATGCGTTTAATGCGTCCGCAAGCAAGCTCAAGCGCTCACCTCGTGTTGGTAGTGACCTTCGAGACGGCCCTTGAGTGCGCCGGACATGCACTCCAACGCGGCCTTGATCTTTGTCGTGTGCATGGTTGTCATCGTGAGTGGTGTTGTGATATGAATCTCGCGCAAGTCATTTTATACCTTCATTGTTTGTGTCTGGGCCTAATCGTTTGGGTCGCGCCTAATCCGCCTAATCGCCTAATGCGCCTAATCTTTGAAACCAAGCGAAGCTTTTGTTTATAAACCACAACATCTACCACACTTCATACCATTCAACATGAACAAGCTCAGTTGTGCGGAGTGCCGCAGCGATCGCATCGTGGAGTGTTGGAGCGCTGGCGATATGGTTTGTTCCGATTGTGGATTAGTCCAATACGGTGGCATCCTAGATGATAGGTCAGTAGATTATGGATACCAAGACGTCCAATATTTTGATGACAACGTTGGATCTACATCTGCGATAGGAGATGCCCGCGATTGCAAGGGCTTCGACGTTCGCAAGTTACTCAAATACCAAAATCAATGTGGTCGTAAAACAGATACAGGGGCAAACGCGTTCAGGCAAGAACTCTCCAAGATGGGATTGGACGACACGATCGTCGCTACAACGGCAATCGACTTATTCACGCGCGCTATCGAAGATATAGGCAGCAAGCATATCAAGACGGTCGTCATGGCGGTGAGTTTATATTACTCTTGCAAGCTTCACCGAAATGCCACGACGTTAGCGGAGATATGCGATGCACTGGCCGTCTCTGAGAAGCGTTTTTGGCAACATACAACCTCCGTGTTAGAGTCGTGGAAGACGCTACCAAACTTCAAACATATTATGGTTGCTTCATCACAAGAGGACATTCTTGTTAGGATGATTTATAGCGTACCGGGCATTCCACAAGAACATATGTGGGAAGTTGTGAAGGTCGCTCGTAATCTGCAGGCACGCGTGGCGGATTCGTCTCTGCAAACTTTGAAAGCAAGCAAGTTAAATTGCAC